TAAAAAATAGGCAACTGAGGTGGGCATAGGGACTATTTTAAGGATATAGGTAAAGGGGGGTTGACAAGCATAGAAAATTCTGGTATAATTACTTATAACTAGAACACACTAACAATGTACACTGAACTGTTTATTACTTAAACTATAAATACACTTAAATAAAGCACTTAAATGAAAGTATATTTTTATTGCTAATACACTAAAGTGTAACACCTAAGTGACCCCCTCATATATAACTAATATCTGTGCTTATTAAAGAAAGTTCTTGACAATGGCAAAGAAATCTGTAAAACTATACACAGATAATGTACTTGATGCATTCTATGATGCTATCCGTACCAATACACTAGACCGTTTGCACATACCGCACAGCGATGTGTTCTATGTGCGTACTGCGTTAGATGCTAAGTTCTTCCCACGTACCTTTACACTGAAAGAGACTGAGGACTATATGCGTTTGGAAGGCTGGAAGGAAAAAGATGAGTGATGGAACTCTATACCTTTTTTGTATTCTTCTCCGTAATCGTAATGCCGGATGGAGAACTAAAAACCTTATCACGTAATGTAGTAGAGTGTCCATCTATGGAGACTGTACTTAAAATGCATAAGCCTAAGATGGACAGTGGCGAAATAGTAGACTGGTCAGCTACGTGCTTGACAACAGAACTACCACTTACAATACCAAAAGGACTAAGCACATAACATGGCTATACCTGAAAGAGTTAAAACTAAGATGAAGGAAGAGGGATTGACGAAGGTCAATGTCCCCAAGCGTACACCTAAACACAAAACTAAGTCACACTGCGTAATGGCTAAAGAAGGTGACACATATAAATTCATTCGCTTTGGACAGCAGGGCGTATCTGGTGCTGGGAAGAACCCTACATCCGCAAAGGATAAGGCACGTAAGAAATCCTACTATGCACGTCATAATGCGCAGGGGAAACCGACCAGCAAGCTGTCAGCGAAGTATTGGTCACATAAAGTTAAATGGTAAATTAGGAGAAATACCGATGGCTAAGTCAGGAAGAAACAAACCACGTACCAGTGGGACTAAGAGAACAGGTGGAGACACCGCAGGTAGTATTATAGGAAATCTATTACTGTTCGCTGTTCCCGGCGTAGGTTTAATTAGGGTAGCTATGACAGCTAAAAGAGCAATTCAAGCTATTCGTGCTATGAAGGGTGCAAAGAAGATTGCTAATCCTACTGCTGCACAGATTAAGAATGCGAAGCCGCCATCAGCATTACCTAAACCTAAGTCGGGTGGTACAACGCAATTAACATCTAAACCTAAAGGCGATGTCATCTCAGGTACAGCTAAAGAAGTAAAGCCGGGTACATCTGTAGTGCCTTCAGGTGGTCGCGCAGTTAAAAATCCGGGTACAGGTGTTCAGCGTGTAGTTAAGATGAAAGACAAGCCTAAAGAAATGAAAATGGCACAGCGTAATGATAAGCGTGTTACAGGTTCAGCAGCAAAGCCTAAGAAGAGTAAGGCTCTGCGTAACGCTTTAATTGCAGGTGCTGCTATTACTGGTGGATATTTAGCTACACGGGATGGCGATAAAAAATCTTCCGCTGCATCTTCTTCCACATCTTTACCTAAGTCTAAGCCTAGTAAACCGACTAAGCGTGTAGATTTAGGCACAGTAAAAGCACGTAAGGTGACACCACAAAAGGATGCACCAGCTAAGTCTTCTGGACCATCTACTCGTGGTTCAAATAAAAGAGGTGCTACTAAAGTTATCAGTGCAGGTTCTAGTACAGGTTTTGGTCCTAAAGGTAATATCTTTCCGGGCAGTGCTGCAGAACGTGCAGCGTATATGAAAATGTATGGTGGCACTGGTTCAGCCGCTGCAAAGGCTGCAGCAGCAGGTAAGCAGGGTGATATGAAAGCAGGTCGTGTAGCGTTAGATGCTGCTAAAAAGAAACGACTAAGTAAGAAGAAGGATTAGACAATGAGACCTAGTGAAGCACAGAAGATTTTAGATAACCCTGAAGACCACACGGTGCAAGAGCGTAAAGACGCTAAAGAAGTAATGGCAAAAGTAGGTTCTTTAGGACAGGATAAGACCACACCTCTTAAAAGAGACAAAGGTGGTGATACGCCCGGTAAGAAAAAAGGTAAAGTACCTGTCATTGCTATCTCCGTAGGCATGGCTGAGATGCCTAAGAGTAAAAAGAATAAGGCCGCTATGATGCGTGGTGGCATGGCTAATGGCAAACAACATATGTATTCTAACGGTGGTTCTGTTACAGATAAACTAAATCCGGGCTTACGCGCTTTGCAAAATAAGCGTCCTGACGTTGTAGCAAAAATATTGAAGAAGTAGTATGGCTATAACAGGTAGAAATAAACCAAAGCGTAATTACAAGAGTGAGTACGCAAACTACCACAGTAAGCCTGTACAGAAAGTTAATCGTGCAAGTCGTAATGCCGCACGTGCAACGGCTAAGAAATCTGGTGCTAAAGTAACAGGTAAAGACGTAGCACATAAAAATGGTAATCCTCGTGACAACCGACCTAAGAACCTAGCATTAAAGACACCAGCTAAGAACAGATCATATCCCCGCACAAGGACAGCAGGTAAACGCAATCCCTATGCATAAAGTAGAAGCTGACATACGCAAGTGGTCACACGAGTTCCTAGAAGTACCTAATGAGAAACTTAATGGACTACCACCGTGTCCCTATGCAAAACAGGCGTGGCTAGACAACAAGGTTGTATTCAGCATAAACACAGGGGTAGATGGACTAGCTAAAGAAGTAGCAGACTTTGAGTCCCACGATTATGATATAGTTGTATGGGCTAGTCAGTACTTACCCGACATGGAATACCTAGACGGATGGTGTGATGGCGTAAACGAAGCCATGTCCATTGCAGGTAAAGATATGCACCTCATGGTGTTTCATCCAGACTATGATGCTGAAGAGGCAGGTCTGGACTTTTTAGTTGCTGAAGATAGTGTAGTAGATAAAAGCCTAGTCTATTGCATGGTATTTGTACAAAGGCTATCACCCTTAGACGATGCAGCATTAAGCTTGGAGAAGTCTGGGTATTATAAACACTTCCCGGTGGATGTGTTTCAATCATTAGTTATAGACAGACGGAGATTAAGAAATGAAGGGCAAAACTAAAGTAGCAAAGAAAATGATGCGTGGTGGTGTTGCAGCCAAGAAGATGCGTGGCGGTGGCATGGCTAAGATGGCATCAAAGAAAATGATGCGTGGTGGTGTAGCTGCTAAGAAAAAGATGATGCGTGGCGGGATGGCTAAAAAGAAATGAGGAAGCAAGTAGTATATTACTTTGCAATGGCCTTGCTTAATACTGGCAAGCCTTTTACTCGTATTGGCAACTGGTTCTGGAAAAAGCACAGAGATGTGCTGGATTGGAATGAGTAATGCCTGTACTCGCAACTGGCTCAAAGTTTCGTACTGAAGTTGTGTCGTTGTCTACAACGAACAAAACTACTGTGTACACTGTACCTGCAAACTTCTCTTCTCATTTAGAGAACTTGTTTGTGAGTAACAACCATACAGGTAACGTGACTTTGAGTCTGCATTTATTTCATGCTGATGATAACACAGAGTATGACTTACTTACTGCACATAATATTACTGGCGGTTCCTACGAATCTATCTTTACAGTAGACAGACCTTTGTACTTACATGCTGGTGATATTATAAAATGCACTGCAGGTACAGCAAGTAAGTTAGTTGTTACTACAGCTTGTGAAGAATTTTTTGACCCAGCCCGATAGGAGATAGGAGATGGTACGTGTCCCTAAAAAACCCCCCGTTAAAAAGAAAACCTCACAAGTTAGAGCGAAAAAGAAACCGACTGGAAAGGTTAGCCTTTCGCAAGGGGGTGCGCCTAAAAGCCCATCAAGAGTTAATGAAGCTGGCAACTACACTAAGCCGGGAATGAGGAAGCAACAGTTTAATCGTATCAAGGCTGGCGGCAAAGGCGGTAATCCGGGTCAGTGGTCTGCACGTAAAGCGCAGATGTTAGCCAAAGCATATAAGTCTGCTGGTGGTGGCTATAAGTCTTAGTGTAGTAATGTTCTGTGTTATTTCTGCAAATGCAGTAGAAATAAGTGTAGCAGTACATGATGCACATAAATGGATGTCTAGCTGCCATGTGGCTGTAACGGAACACGGGTTTAGTAATCCTGATGCGAAATGTTTCTGTGTTGGAATGGATAAAGAGAATGAGTGATACAGAAAAGCCTGTAGCCCTGAGTATAAATGAAAATAGTTTTGAACTTATACTGAGGATACTAGGCAATGAGTTTATTGCTATCCGTATAGGGTCAACAAACTTTAGCGGTAAACTAATAGCGGGTAGCATTCTTCTACTGTTCTTTACCTTTATGCTGCTAGAAGTATTCGGACTATCTAGGATGCTAGGTATTGAGTAATGCCAACAACAAAGCTAAATGAAAACACAGAGGTTGCGTTACCACTACGTAACATTATAAGCATGGTCGCTGCTGCATCTGTGGCAACGTGGGCATACTTTGGTATTATAGAAAGACTGAATCAATTAGAAACTAACATCACTATGATGAAGTCAGACTTGGAACAGAATACAGAGTTTCGTATCAAGTGGCCTCGTGGTGAAATGGGCAGCTTGCCAGCAGACAGCGAACAGTTCATGCTTATTGAACACATAGCCAGTGAACTAGAAAAACTACAGAATGAAATAGAAGATGGCAAAGCACCCTACGACCAGCAGCAAAAGTTAACGCTAGAGTTTTATGAGAAGCGTATTACGAACTTAGAAGATAACATAGAGAAACTAAGAAACGGCGATGATTGAACTTACTTTTGTATTGCTATTAACTATGGGTAGTGAAAGGGTAGAATACACCCCGTATCAATCTTTATCACAGTGCCTGTCAGTAAGACGTAAGATAAAACGAAACACAGGTTTAACTCATAACTTTGACCAGAAGTGGTCATGCAAGGAATTTAAAGTTAAGCTGGACGAAGATACTGGCAGCATATTAGAATTTATAGAAGAATGATTGTATTTGTGTTGTATGTGTACTTAGGTGCAAACGTAATAGATAAAACACAGAAGTTTGTAGACATGGATAGATGCCTATACTTTGCTGAGAGATTGTCCCGACAACAATCTGTTCCAGCGGGTGGCGGTAAAAGAAAAAAGATAACTGCAGTATGTAGACCCCAACCCAAGTAGGAACCAACCAACAATGATTGCAGAGACACTCGCAGGTATAGCACTTGTGAAGAGTGCCGTAGATGGCATTAAAGGTGCTATCACTACCGCTAATGATATAAGTGATATAGCTGGACATATAGACAATCTATTTGCTGGCGAAAAACAAATACAGCAGGAACGTGCTAAAAAATCTGGCGTAGGTATAACAGACCAGTTTGGTGTAAACAGTGTAGCACGTGATGTTATTGATGCTAAGATAGCAGCAGAGAAGTTACAAGAAGTAGCCACTATGGTAGACATGCGATTTGGGCATGGTACATGGAAGGGCATACTAGCTGAAAGACAAAAGCGATTACAGGAAGCTAGAGAAGCTGCACTTAAAGCTAAAAGAGCAGCAATTCAAAGGCAGAATGAAATTATAGAGAATATAAAGATTACATTAATAGTAGCGGGTATTGCTGCAATGGCTGTAGGATTCTTTGTATTTGCCTTGACTGCATCAGCAGCAATGACATATTCATTATTTACTTGACAAACATAAACGTAAGTGGTATAACTGTATTATGAAAAAGCCTCAAAAAAGTTTAGCTAATTGGTCTAAGCAAGACTGGAGAACCAAAAGTGGCAAACCCTCCAAGCAAACAGGGGAGCGTTATCTTCCGGCATCAGCGATTAAAGCCCTCTCATCTTCGGAGTACGCAGCCACCACTGCTGCTAAAAGAAAAGGAACTGCTGCTGGTAAGCAATTCGTCAAGCAGCCTAAAGCGATATCAAAGAAAACCGCGAAGTTCAGACGGGGAGCCTAATGCTTAATTTACTTATTGGACCTATTGCAGAAATAGCTGGCACATGGATGTCAGGCAAAGTCGAACAGACAAAAGCTAATGCACAGACTAAGGTAGCTAAAGCGCAAGCTGAAGCTGTAGTCATGCAGAAGAAAGCTACTGGCGAAATTGATTGGGACTTGGAGATGGCTAAAGGGTCATCTAACTCGTGGAAAGATGAGTGGCTGACTATTCTATTTAGTATCCCACTTATCCTAGCATTTGTACCCGGCATGGAAGATGTAGTAGCAAATGGATTTGCAAGACTCAACGAGATGCCTGAATGGTATCAGTACTCACTTGGAGTTATCGTTGCGGCTTCTTTTGGAGTTCGTAGTGCAACAAAATTCTTTGGTAAAAAATAATGGCAGCGCAAAAGATACTAGAGTGGAAACTGATTCCACGACTAATGATGCTAATGATGTCCATATCGGCATGGAGAGTGGTGGAGTGGTTTATGACCCTTCAAGACCCGACAAGTCAACAAGCGGCACTGGTGAGTGTAGTCACGGGGGCCATGACAGGTGCATTTGCGGTATGGATGAATCACGAGGGTAAAGAGAATGAAGTACAACCGACACGACCTGATAGACAAGCTAGTAGTAAGCGAGGGTCTAAGGCTACAGGTGTATAAGGATACACTAGGAATTGATACTATAGGTATCGGCAGGAACCTAGAAGACCGTGGTATAACTAAAGAGGAATTGGATGATTTAGATATTCCTTCTATTGACCATGTATACGAATATGGTATCACAGAAGCTGATGCGGTCTATCTAGCAGAGAATGACGTACAGATAGTCGAAGAGGAACTGGTACGTGCGCACCCTTGCGTGGACAGTCTGGACGCTGTACGTCAGCTTATTGTCATAGACATGGCGTTTAACATGGGTGTACCTAGACTTAACAAGTTTAAGAATATGTGGGCAGCTATCCATGCAGAAGATTACCCTACCGCCGCAAAAGAAATGTTGGATTCCAGATGGGCAAGTCAAGTAAAAGGTCGGGCTACTAAGTTGGCTAACGCAATGCATAACGGAGAATTTTAGATGGCTAGTGCTAAAACATACAAATCTACATATAAAGGTGAAGGTGGTTTATTTCGTCCTGCAGGTACTTCAGGACAAACCTACAAAGGAAAGAAAAAGAAAGAAACAAAATTCCTTGACCCGTATAGAATAGTAAATCTTATTAAGAAGGCATTAGATTAATGACACGACAACTCACCGAAAAACAACAGACACTACTCAACGTACTCTTTGAAGAAGCTGGCGGTGATTTGGTGCAAGCAAAGAAACTGGCAGGATATGCTGACACTTCTAGTACTTCAGAAATTGTTAAAGGTCTTAAAGAAGAGATACTTGAGGCTACTCAAATGTACATGGCACGTAATGCGCCGAAAGCAGCGATGGCTATGGTAGGTGGGTTGTATGACCCAACTGAACTAGGCATTCGTGATAAGATGGCTGCAGCGAAAGAACTACTTGACCGCACAGGTTTGGTTAAGACTGAGAAGATGCAGGTAGAAGCATCAGGGGGTGTCATGCTTATGCCTCCTAAAGCTGTAGTGGAAGATGATGACTAGAAGCATAGGCAAGTGGAAGCTACCACAGCCAACAGATATCAAAGAACAGAACGAGTGGGTAGCCATACCACGTATTGCACGTACAGTACCATTCGGATACAAACAGGATGAAGCAGACCCCGACCTTCTGCAACCTATACAGATTGAATTAGATTTACTTGAGAAGGCACGTAGCCACGTAAATCAATACAGTTATCGTGAAGTAGCAAACTGGCTAAGTACACAGACAGGCCGCTACATATCCCATGTAGGGTTAAGGAAAAGGTTAGCTAATGAGCGAAGACGTAAGAACCAAGCTACAAGCATCCGCAAGTGGGCAGAATATGCGGAAAAGGCAATCGCCAAAGCGAAAGCCCTTGAAGAAGAAAGAACAGGTTCCAGAGCCAACGGTTGAGATACAACCGATAGAGTATGAGACACAGGCTATAGAAGAGACAGCTAATGTACTCTTTAAACCTAATCCCGGCCCACAGACAGATTTCTTAGCTGCAGCGGAACGAGAGGTGTTATATGGTGGAAGTGCTGGCGGGGGTAAGTCCTATGCTATGCTCTCTGACCCACTACGCTACATGGGGCATCCCGCATTTAGTGGGTTGCTTTTGCGACATACAACGGAAGAGTTAAGAGAACTCGTATTCAAGTCGCAGGAGTTATACCCAAAAATCTGGCCCGGTATTAAGTGGTCAGAAAGAAAGATGCAGTGGACTGCGCCATCTGGGGCAAGGTTGTGGATGTCTTATCTCGACAGAGATGATGATGTCTTGCGTTATCAGGGTCTAGCGTTTAGCTGGATAGGGTTTGACGAGTTAACACAATGGGCCACACCATACGCATGGAACTATATGCGGTCTCGTCTTAGGTCCACTGCACCAGATTTGCCAATTTATATGAGGGCTACGACCAACCCCGGCGGTAGAGGTCATCATTGGGTTAAGAAGATGTTCATTGACCCTGCGCCTTACAACAGAGCCTACGATGCAACCGATATTGAAACAGGAGAAGTTCTTAGATACCCAGCAGGACACGCAAAGGCTGGAAGACCTTTATATAAAAGACGATTTATACCCGCAAGACTTTCTGATAATCCATACCTTGCGGAATCAGGTGATTACGAAGCCATGCTACTCTCAATGCCAGAGCAGCAACGAAGACAACTCCTTGACGGAGACTGGGACATCAAAGAAGGCGCGGCTTTTACTGAGTTTGACCGCAACATTCATGTTGTTGAGCCTTTTGATATACCTAGTAATTGGGTTAAGTTTAGGGCTTGCGATTACGGTTACGGCAGCAAGTCTGGCGTTGTCTGGTTTGCTGTTGCACCTAATGAACAACTTGTGGTATATAGAGAACTCTACGTATCTAAAGTCCTTGCCACAGATTTGGCAGATATGATACTGGATGCAGAGGCTGGTGATGGAAATATTAAGTATGGTGTTTTGGATAGCAGTCTTTGGCACAAGCGTGGGGACACTGGTCCTTCTCTTGCGGAGCAAATGATTATGAAGGGTTGTCGGTGGAGACCGTCAGACCGTAGCCGTGGTAGCCGCATATCAGGTAAGAACGAAATACATAGGCGTTTACAGGTAGACGAATTTACAGAGGAGCCAAGACTTGTTTTCTTTAATTCTTGCACAAATGTCGTGTCCCAATTACCCGCCATACCGCTGGACAAGAAAAACCCGGAAGACGTGGATACAAATGCTGAAGACCACTTGTATGATGCGTTAAGGTATGGTATAATGAGCAGACCGCGATTTAGTATATTTGACTATGATGCTCGTGGTGGACCCAGAAATAGTATGCCAGTTGCAGATGCAACCTTTGGATATTAAGGATATATTATGAACGAAGATGATATGATGATTGAGGACGATGCAATTGCATTGGAAGATACGGACGATACTGTATTAGAAGACGCAGATGTATCTTCTATTATTCCGTTTATTCAAAGTCGCTACCTACGTTCTGAAGACTATCGTGAACAGGATGAGAATAGATGGCTACGTGCCTATCGTAATTATCGTGGACTGTATAGTAATGATGTACAATTTACAGAAGCTGAGAAGTCTCGTGTATTTATTAAAGTAACTAAGACTAAGACACTAGCAGCTTACGGTCAGATTACTGATGTATTGTTTGCTAATAACAAGTTTCCCCTATCTATTGACCCAACAGGATTACCTGAAGGCGTAGTAGAAGATGTACACTTTGACCCGCAAGAACCAGAGCAGATGCAGACTGACCAGAATGTTAGTCCTTATGGATTTGCTGGTGACGGACGTGACTTAGAGCCGGGTGCTACCGCTACTACACTAACTGAAAAGTTAGGTGTAATGCAGAATAAACTTGAGCCAGTACAGGACAAACTAAAAGAAGGTCCGGGCAAAACACCTACAGCTATTGCATTTAGTCCTGCAATGATTGCAGCTAAGAAGATGCAAAAGAAAATACATGACCAACTAGATGAGTCAGGTGCAAGTAAACACTTACGTAATGCTGCATTTGAAATGGCATTGTTTGGTACAGGTGTAATGAAAGGTCCATTTGCTATTGATAAAGAGTATCCTAATTGGGATGAGGATGGCACGTATGACCCATTATTTAAAACAGTACCACAAGTATCTCATGTATCAGTTTGGAATTTTTATCCTGACCCAGATGCGAATAACATGGACGAGGCGCAGTATGTAATTGAGCGTCACAAGATGTCACGTACACAGTTGCGTAATCTCAAGAAGCGTCCATACTTCCGTGCGCAGGTAATTGATGCTGCTATTGCACAAGGCGAAAACTACGATAAGAAGTATTGGGAAGATGACCTTTCTGATTATGCGCCTGAAACAAGCATTGACCGTTTTGAAGTCCTTGAGTATTGGGGTATGGTTGATATCGAAATGCTTGAAGAGCAAGATATTACCATTCCAAAAGAACTAAAAGAGTTTGATGAACTGCAAGCTAACGTGTGGGTATGTAATGGTATGCTACTGCGTATGGTGCTTAACCCATTTAAGCCAGCTAAGATACCATACCATGCTGCACCGTATGAACTGAATCCATACTCATTCTTTGGTGTAGGTATTGCCGAAAACATGGACGATACGCAGACACTGATGAATGGCTTTATGCGTATGGCTGTAGACAATGCTGTACTGTCAGGTAACTTGATTGTAGAAGTAGATGAAACCAATCTAGTACCGGGTCAAGACTTGTCACTATATCCGGGTAAGATATTCCGTAGGCAGGGTGGCGCACCGGGACAGGCTATCTTTGGTACTAAGTTCCCTAATGTGTCACAAGAGAACATGATGCTGTTTGACAAAGCACGTGTACTGGCAGATGAAAGCACAGGATTCCCATCATTTGCTCACGGGCAGACAGGTGTATCAGGCGTAGGCCGTACAGCCTCTGGCATTTCAATGCTTATGGGTGCAGCACAAGGCAGCACTAAAACAGTTATTAAAAATGTAGATGACTATCTTTTGCGTCCACTAGGCGAAGGACTGTTTCGTTTTAATATGCAGTTTGACTTTGACCCAGAGATTAAGGGTGACTTAGAAGTTAAGGCGCGTGGAACAGAAAGCCTAATGGCTACAGAAGTACGTAGTCAAAGATTAATGCAGTTCTTGCAAGTAGCGAGTAGCCCAGCATTAGCACCGTTTGCGAAGTTCCAATATATCATTCGTGAGATAGCTAACTCAATGGGACTAGACCCTGACAAAGTAACC